TTAAAGCTGGAAATTATGTGTTGGGTGAAAAAGTATTGTTCACAGGAAACAATCAATCAATAATCGGATCAGGTTATGGGACACATCTTTCAACTTCTGGAAATCACATTGTAATTGATGGAAATTCTAAAGACAGATTATTAGTTCAGAATTTAAGAGTTAATGGAAGTGGGAAAGGTGGGGGATCAACTGCTAATGTTGGAATAGATTTTAATGGTTGTGATGATTGTGTTGTTAGAGGATGTTGGATTAAAGACTGCGGAGGTACAGGGGTCACGATGGGAGGTAATAACATAATCACAGAATGTTTTATTGAAGATAATACTGGAGATGGAATTTCTGCAGGAAATAATGGAGTGATTCAAGGCTGCCAAATAATTGATCACACAGATGCAGGGATTCAATCAAACGCTAGTTTCTTAGTAATCAATGGCTGTTATATTTACCACAATGATAATGAAGGAATCAGATTAGGAGTCTCGGCTTTTGCAAATTGCATAACTGGAAATTATATTGCAAACACAGGTCAAGGTACAGGATCAGGAGATGGAATCCAAATCGCTAATTATTCTAATGAAAACACAGTCACAGGAAATGTTATTAAAAATAATGATGAGTATGGGGTTAATGTTAAAGGAAGCAATGCTTACAGAAATGTAATTGTTGGAAATGTTTTAAACAATAATTCAACTGCAGACATAGTTAGTGGAGCAAATTCGACTGTTGGGCTTAATGCAACCTAATAAAAACATTTATAAACCCTAATTAACACATATTAACATAAAATCACAATGGCAAAACTTAAGATTTCGCAGGTTGATACAGGGAATATTTCTGGTGTTGACTGGGATGATATGGCTGCTGGCCAAGACACTACTGTTTTCACAGATTTCTATAAGGTTGCAAATTTAGATACTGATGGACCTAGTGGTCAGGAAGAAACAACCTATCAAGCTAACTGGACTAAGTGGCATGGGTATTACAGAAAAATCCCAGAATTTCAGGCTGTGATAGATAAACTCGCAAGTTGGTCTGTGGGAAAAGGTTACAAGGCTGATAATAAAACCATGAAACAATTAAACAGAATCAAAGGGTGGGGTAAGGATGATTTTAATTCTATAATAGAAAATTTGTTAAGAGCATCATTGATTGCAGGTGACAGTTTTGCAGAAATTATAAGGGATAAAGCTGGAAGATTAATTAATTTGAAACCTTTAAATCCTGGAAGTGTAAGAATTGTTGTAAACAAAAAAGGAATTTTGTTAAGGTATGAACAAGTTGCACAGGTTGGAGAGGAAAAAGTTATTATCCCATTCAAAAAAGACATGGTTCTGCACCTGGCCTGGAATAGAATCGCTGATGAGATTCATGGAATCCCTATTGGAGAAAAATTAGAAAATCTAATGTTAATGAGAAATGAAAGTCTTGCAGATATGAGGGTAATCTTTCACAGAAATGCTATCCCAGTTCAGATAATTCCGATTGATACTGATGATGCCACAGAAATAGCGTCAATAAAAACAAAATGGAAAACTGCTTATAAAAAAGCTGAACCGATTTTTGTTCCTAAAGATACTTTTGATATAAAAAACATGATCCATTATGCATTGCCAAATAATTCAAGCCTTGATCCATTACCCTACCTTCAATACCTAATAAGGGTTTTCACAACAAGTTCAGGAGTGCCAGAAATAATTATGGGGTGGGGTGGAGATGTGACAGAGGCAAGTTCTAAAATAATCTATCTTGCATTTCAACAGACAATCGAAAGACTCCAAAGATGGATGGAAGCTCAATTAAAACTTCAGACTGGAATTAAAATTGAGTTGGAGTTCCCTGCAAGTATTGAGCCTAGTTTGATAAAGGATGAAAAAAAAGACACTCCTTTGAATGAAGAAAGGAGGTCAGAACTACAACCATGAAAATTTATATGAGGGATATTATTGCTTTGACTGTTTTGACCGCATTGTTTTATTGCAAAATCAAAGGATTAGATGGAATGATTGACAGCATGATAGCCTTAGTAATTGGTTATTATTTTTCAAAACGTGTTTACGAAGAAACTAAAAAATAAATTTGGAGGAAGTAAAATGTCAGAAGAAGAAAAACCAGCTGAAACTCAGACCCCTGACCCTGTTGAAGATGGGGCGAAGGAAGCTGAGGAAGAAGCAGACGCAACATCTTCTGAGGGTGAAACTCCCTCAGAGGATGAGAACAACTTAGTCACAAAAGCGGAGAAGGCTGCACAAAGATTAGAAGTTGCAAATAAACAAATGGAGAAGAATATTAAAAGATTAGAAGAATTTAATGCAGAAAGAGCTCTTGAAGGAAAAAGCTTTGCAGGTGGAAGTTCAAAAAAAGAAGAAGAATCTCCTGAAGAGTTTGCAAATAAGTTCATGGAATCTGAGAAGAATATTTTAATACCAGATGAAAAATAAAGAATTAATCATTATTGCGCTCTTGTTAATAATCGGCTCCTTCTTCACTGGATATTTTTATGGTGTTTACAACGCCCTCGATTATGTAGTTGATGTAGGATTTGCATTATTAAAACACAATAAAATTGAAATTGACATAGATAGGGAGATGATCAAACTAGGAGTTTTGCAATACAAAAATAACATAGGAGGTTGTTTATTTACAGAAAATGCATCTATACATGGTAACACGTGGAATAAAGCATGACGTTGATAGGTTCATCAATGACATGCAAGCAATGTATTTGCCTTACAAAGTGCCAAAGGGAAAAGTCAAAGGCAATTATCATGTTCAACTAGCAATGCGTCCAGTTCAATTATGGGAAGTTGTTTTTCCAGAACCAGCGTTGCAGACAGTGTTGAACACAATTTGGTATGAGCAACAGAATGAAAGAAAAGCTTTTAAAATGCCTTTTGGAATGATGCGTAAAGCATTGAAACTTGAAAAGGTTCCTGCAATAGATTCTAAAATTCCTGGAAGAATTGTTTATAAAAACAATGTGAGTGCGTATGCAATTGGAGTAAAAAAAGACGTAACAAATATTGAAGATGGACATGAAGAGCTTTGATTTGAAATACAAGTTCTGCCTGCTCAAAGCATGGTTTGATAAAGGATATGGGCTCACAAGTGCTCTAAAATGGTTACTAGCGATTCTAGGGCTTAATACCGGAAGCACAAAACAAATCCTTATTCTAGCTTTCATCTACGCTATCCTTTGCTTTCTTGCAGGATTTTTGTGGTACAAGTTTAATTTCATAAGAGCAGAAGCAGAAGTTGGAAACAGATATAATTATTTTGTTCAGGAAATGAGAAACAAACTAGAAATGGCTGGAGCAAATATAGGGAAATCTTCGCGATAGTTTTCGCCGAAATTTCCCTGTTTTCTTAGTATCTATAAAACCTCAAAGTTATTCGGTATACCGAAAAGCTTAAATAGTTTATTTGTTTTAGTAAGTCATGGCAAACGAAGCAGTGATTGTTGAACTTCTGGGAAATCAGGGTGAAGTGATAGATTTTACAATAGGTGATGGTGTTGCAGTTGAGAAAGGAACTATTATGACTTTTATTGATCCACGAACATGTAGTGGAGCAAGTGCGGCTGGGGCTGGTGGAGAAGTAATTGCTGGAATTGCTGCTGCTGAAAAAGTTGCAAGTGATGGGCAAACAAATTTAGGAATTTATACTCATGGAATTTTTGACCTGGTTTGCGGTCCTGGAGTAACAATAGGCGCAAAACTTGCTTCAAGTGGAGGCAATGTTGTAAGAGATGCAACTGAGGCAGAAATTGCAGCTGGAAAGTGCATAGGTAAAGCTCTGGAAACTGGAACAGCAGGAGAAAGAATAGAGGTCTTGGTAGCCCCAATGTAAAATGGCAGACACAACTGGAATGGCTGATCTTCGTGCAGAAAATGTGTCGAAGATTGTAACTGGATTCGCACTCCAGGAATACAGAATGAAGCAGTTGTGCTTGGTTCAAACATCTAGTTCTTGGAAGGAAACTTATCAAAAAGAAACTGCTGCTGATTTATCTGGTGCTGCAACTCGTACTGTTGAGGGTGTTTCTAGGTTGGCTAATTTCCCTTATGGTGAGGTCAGTTGGACTGAAGCAAGCTCAAGACATAAAAAACACGCAATGGAAGGTGTGATTTCTTGGGAAGATGCAACCACAAATGAAATAGATGTTGTTGCTAGAACTCTTTTGAGAATTGCAAGAGCAGTTGCAAAGAGTGTTGATACTGAAATTTGGGATACAATTTCTGAAAGTCAAAGTGCAGTGAATATTAATTCTGTTTCAATAACTGCTGGGAATGAGTGGGATAGTGCGACAATTGCAAATCGTGATCCAATCCAAGACATCCTGAATGCAATTAAAGAAATCACAAAACAAAATTATAATCCTTATCGTAATGGTTATCTCTTGTTAAATCCGACTGACTTTGCTAACCTCATGGGAAATGCAAACGTGAGGAATGCAGGCCAGTTTTATACTGCTGATGTTACTAGGAATGGAAGGGTTGGACAAATTTTAGGATTAAATATTGTTGTAAGTAATTCAGTAACTGATGAATATGCTGCTGTTGTGATCGCAAAAGAAGCATGTACATGGAAGCAGGCAAAGGCTTTGACTGTTAACACAATTGAAGATCCAGGAATTAAATTTACAATTAGGGCTTGGGAAGTTGGAACTGCACAGTTGAAAAATCCAAAAGCTGTAACTCTAATTGATAATACACAGGCTTAAAATGAGTGCTAGAGAAAGAAAAAGATTAGGGAAATTGCATGCGCAGGGAAAGACGCCTCATTATAAAATGCATTATTTAGAGTTCAAAGAAGAAATTGATAGAGAGCTTTCTGGGGGAAAAGAGGAACCTAAAAAGAAAGGGGGGAAGTAGATGGCGGCTGGAGACCTAACTTTAACTAATCACGGAGATTTTGATATAAGCGGAGCTGCTCTCAAAACAACTGTAGATGCGATTAATTTAACTCAGGGAGTAGGAGCAGCTTTACATTTAATTCATATTCCAGGTACTAATAAATTGAGGGTTATCCAAGTGGATAGTGCAGCATAATGACGAGCGGAGGAATGAACACAGATATAATTGCACCAAAAACAATCATAGTCCCAACTAACGCAACTGAAGATACAACTGCAACTACTGGAGAACTGAAAATGTCCGGAGCAATGCTTTATTTTTTCAATGGTACAGCTTGGGAAGCT